GAAACAGGTACGGTTTCAGCTCCATTAAATATTAGGACATTTTTATACAATAATCTTGGAACTTCTTGGGTAATTAATGAATTTTTAGGAAATAATTGTGCCGCAAGATATTTGCAAGAAATTGAGGATAATACGACAGATGGAGGTTTAAAGAAATTAGCCGGAACTACTTGGGGAGAATACCCTGTAATCAAAAAAGTAGCAACAAATTTTCCTAGTATATCAAATTTTAATAGTTTTACCTCTTTCCCTTTACAATATGGTCAGACAAATTCTCCAAGGACTTGGCCGGCATTTGGAACTCCATCGTCTCCGGGTGGTCAGTGGGCAGAAATGACTACATCTTTAGGCACTTATAATGATGCATATTTACTTGATGGATTTTATATGATGTGCTCTTTAACTTTTATGAATACTCATGTTGGAAATGTTGAATATCAGCTAGGTTGGACGGTAAGAGCAAAACCTTCTTCAAGCTCTACTTGGAGCAATACAGATGCATTAGTCGCTACGGTTTCAGAGAATGGTGCTGGCTCTGGAAATTACCAATTATATTGGGAGCCGTTAATGGAATTAAATGATTTAAACACAGGATTAGGAGGTACTCCAGAATTAGACGGAAGATTTATTAATTCAGATACTTGGACTTCAACATTAGGAGGGCAAGTTGATGACCAAAGTTTTTTTAAAAATATAACAATACCAAACGGGGCTTCTGTTGTTGATATTATTTCAAATACAGCTGTAGGAAATAATGGAAATTTATTACCTCCACATCCTAATATGCAAGGAGATTGGGATTTTGAATTTGTTACTTTAAGTAGAGGGGGTAGTTATAACTATGGAGCTTGGTTTATTGATTTTCATGGAGCAATAATTAAACAGCCTATAACACCACCATTCGCAGGGGTAATACCTTGGAGTAATTATCAGACAATGACTGACCCTTACAATTCTCCTCCTGTACCTTATTATAATGGATTCGGTACTCCAATAAATGTTTGGTATAATAATATTGCAAATGGTCAAGGATTAAATATGTTTTCTCCTGTAACGAATGGAGCTGTAGGCTCTTCAACTTACAATACTCAATACTTTACAAATACTTCGGATAGTTATATCCTTGACATTAAAGATACTTTGTGGGGAGATACTGATGTTCAAGATGTTCCCGGTTCGTTAAAGGTTTATAACGGCTCTAGCTGGGTTTACACAGACTATCTTGGAAAATGGGGGGTAGGGGTAACAACAGGCTCAAACTCGTTTACAGAGCAATTATGTTCAGATGCTTTAAACATGCAAAATATATATACCGAAAAAGGAAATTACACTATTGCTCGGTCTACTATTAATCCTAATTTAAGTGGTAATCAATTATACCCAAAATATGTGAATCCAATTGGAAAAATTTATGATAAAATAAATGAGCATTATTACTTTCCAATAAAGCAAACAATCAATATTACAAGAGATGAGGTTTCTGGTATGTGGAGTCAATTCAAATGGAATGCTATTACAGGAACAGCTACAACTCATCCGTCAGATGATGGGGGTGGACCTGTAGATGATGATGATGGAGGAGTTGGAAGTGCTGGATTTACTAATTTAGGTCTTTTACCAGCTTCAAGCCTATCAACAGCACAGGCAAGATTAGGAAATACTAATCAAATTTTAGCAATAAAAGATTTTAAAGTAAGAGGCACTTCTTTTACTTCTTTAAAAGTAAATAATCAAGGTATCACAAATGGTCAAAGTCTAAAGTCTGGGGACATAGTTTTATTAGAAACAAATGGTCAAACAAAAGCATTAACATTAACTGCAGATTTTGTAACAGCAGGAGAAGAAACAAGTGAGACTATTTCGTTTAGTAGTGTTAATTTGAATTTCAATGTAAATACTAATTCAAAACTATATGTTGACCAACAAGACTGGTACAATCAATCAATGCGTAAGACAAGAGGGCAAGTAGCAGGTTTTGATGTAAGTGCATCAGGATTGACAAAAGCAGGAATTACGATAGATGGATTTCTTGACGCAGATGATATGACAGGGGCTTCAGCTACAAAAATTCCAACATCGGAATCAATAAAAACATATGTAGATAACGAAATAGTATCAGCAGGAACGGGTAAGCTTCCGAAGAGTGGGGGTACAATGACTGGTAATCTTGTAATGGATGAGGGAGAGCCCAAAAATAAAATTTACAGGTAGAGATGTTGATGAAACTACCCTTTACAATGGTGCAATTTATATGACCAAAACTGGAGAATGGAGATTTTTATTTGGAGGCACTACAAAATTCTTATATACTACTGATGGTAAGTTTAGATTCAAGACAGATTTAGCAGTTGATGGTACGGTTGATGGGGTTGATATTGCGGCATTAAATACTACGGTAGCAGGGAAACAAGATACTATAAGTTTAACGACAGAGGGGACTTCTGGAGCAGCATCTTTTGCAGATAATACATTAAATATACCTCAATATTCTGGAGGGGGTGGTATTGATATAAAAGCATTATCAGTAGGCACGACTACTGCTACGGTTATTTCTTCTGGAGGTACGGTAGGCTCAAAATCAAGTTACACTTTAGTTAATTTAAACACAGCTTTAGGAGGAACATCTGCTGCAGCTCCATATACCTTGTCAAGTGGCTACTTAAGAATAGCTCAAAACGGAACTTATATGATAACATTCTCATTAGCAACTACGGTATCTGCAACAGCAAACAGAGTTTTAGCAGGGGGTATGTTATATAAAACCGTAGGAGAAGAAGAATATGCTTTGACTGGAACGCAGGTATTTAACTATGACAGAGGGACAGAAACTAGCTCCGGTGCTTCAAC